ATCCCAATGATCGTATTCGATACTGTAAATATAATATGGAAATCCAAGATGTTCACAGGCTGCCCTGTCTGTATCAGAAGGCGTAGCAGCACCTGTTGGATGACTATGAATTACACCAATAATTTCTCCTGTATCTTCACATTCTGCCCAATCATCAGGATCAAGAATAAAAAATTCAAATTTTCCTTCTGCTAAATTTTTGCAAGGCCAAAAAGTTTCTTTACCCTTTATTATTGCCAATAAACCACAAGCCTCTTCTGGTGCTTGTTCTTTTGCATATTTAATAAAAGATTCTTTCCAAATCATAATTAAAAATTAACAAATGTTCCAACACCTGCAAAGTCGGCCTTTGTAACAAGTTTTTTGGGTGCTGACACACCAAACAAATCAAAAGAACTTACAAGCTCAAATTGTACAATGTTTCTATTTTCAATAGTTTTTCTTTCAACAAAATAAACTTCTCGTGGTAATTCTGCTGAAGGATCAACAGAACCACTTTTGTATGGGTTTACATTAGATGGAAAATTTACTTCATCTAAATCTTTACTTAATGCTCTGCGTCTTGTTACTTTTGCCCCTGCAAGATCAGATAGTGCTGTGGTTTGATTTGTAAGCTGTAATATTGATGTTATTGTTCCCAAGAGGTTTGAAAGAGTTAAGGTTGGTCTTGGCAGTTTACCTTTTCCAGAATATTTAAAACCTTCTGCTTTTACAGGCATCCTTGAATATGTATTTGCCTGCCATACAATGTCCAGACTATCTTTCATATTATTTCCACTATGAAATAAATAAACAGTAGGATTTGCTATTGTTGCATTGATGTTAAAAGAAACATTTCCGTTAGTAAATTGTGAAGTTGTGCCAGTGACTGTGAAAGTATTTGTATCAACTGTTTGTATTGTATAAATACCATCAATTCCATTTCCTGAAGTAAAATCAAGACTTAAAATTAAACCAGTAGAAAACCCATGGCTACTTAGTGTGATAGTGATTGTTGTTAATTCTTGAACATAAGTAGCTGTTTTTGCTGTTTTTGTATAATGTATATCAGGTTTTAATTCAACAGAATATAGCTCAATAATAGATTTATTTGTTAATCCCTGAAGTGCGCTTGTAGGAACTGCCATTATGGTTCAAATACTTCTCTAAAAGAACAGTTTATTATTGCTCTGTTATTATAAGGTATTGTTTTTGTCCACGAATCACAGACATATTGACCAGCCCCAGAAAGTGTAAAGTCAACATTAGTTGCAACAGTTATTAATGCACTGTCGGCAGAAGTAGAAGTAAGTGTGAAAGTATTAACATCAGCAGAAGAAGCGACAACATAAGATCCATCTGTGGGGCCAGAACTATCGGTAGGTGCTGTGAAATCAACTGTTAAAACATCACCTATTGCCACGCCATGATTTGCAAAAGTGACAGTAATAACTGTTCCAGCAGCACCACTTCCATCTGATTGAACATAAGTACCTGTCTTTGCACTAAACCCCTCTGCTGGTGGTGTGAATGTGAAACTTGCCTGATCTGCAACCCTGCTTCTTAAAAATGCTTCAATTACATCTGCATTAGTCTCAGATACGTTAAAAGTCAGATCATATACTTTTGGATCTTGCGATAATGGAAGGCCATACAAAGCCCTGAACTCATAACCATCACCAAGAGAAGTAACTCTTATCTTTGGTGAACTTTTTTTTCTCATCCCATAAGTGGGAGTTATTGATGGAAATGTAGCCATTATCTATTTAATAAACCCCCTGCCCTTTGTTCATCAATTATAGTTGCCTGCACTACACTGGCAATCAAACCACCTAACTGATCGGCTTCTGATCCATTTCCTTGAACAGAACTACCAGTTGCATCTACATTTACAGTGATCATATTTGTTGTACCACCTCCACCAATAGCATTGTTTGGAATTATATTCCCGCCTCTTGAACCCATTTGTAAGATTTCAGGGCCTCTTTCACCAACTAAATATGCACCACCAGGAGAGACAGGGCCACCATTTGCTCTTTTACCAAATATATTTCCTAAAAATCCACCTATCCTCCCACCTATACCTGAAACGGCTTGTTGTATCGCTAATTCAACCAGCTTTCTCTTTAAATTATTTAAAACACCGATTGCAGCTTGAGCAAGTGTTTGTGTACCCATGACAGCATCGGTGAGGTTTGAAACAATACCTTGTTCAACACTTTCTCCTATCTCCATAAATTTATCTTTAATATCTTCTGTTGAATCTGCAAGAGCTTTTGATGCTGTAACAGTTCCTTCTGTTACTTCTCTCACTATTTTTGCTTGTTTTGCCTGTTGAACTAATAATGATGTTTTTTTTGTTTCGACATCAACTTCTTCTTGTGGTGATGTTTCAGGAGTACCAATTATTCTATTTTTTATTTTATTTATTCTTTGAAAAATTTTATCTATAGCTTGCACACCTTTGGTGGCAAAACTTAATGCACTGTTTATAACTGGTTCTAAAATTTCACCAATGGTTCTTGCTAGATTCTGAACTGAATCAACCAAAGTTGAAAATAATCCATTTAATGTATCTGCCTGTGCTGTAGCACCACCAAAAAATGCACCACCCTCACTTGTAAGATTTATTAAGGCTTGATTTACGGCATCAGCACCAATTTCACCTTTACGCATTGCAGAGGCAAAAGCTTCTCCCTGTTTGCCTGTTATCTTTTCAAGTTCTGTTGTTATATCAACTCCTCTTTCTAATAACTGCAAATTCTCTTCTTGCTGTAATTTTCCTTTTGCTCTGATCTGTCCAAATGCCGTTGCTATGCCTGTAAGATCAGCACCAGTAGCACCAGCCACTTCTGATAATCTTTTTGTAGTATCAACTAACTCTTCTGTTTCAAATCCAAATGCTTTTAATCTTTTAGTCTGTTCAATTAATTCACTACTTGTAAAAGGTGTAACAGCACCAAATTCTTGTAGTTCCCTTATAATCTCGTTTGTTTTACTTATTGAACCTGTAAGAACTTCAAGACTTTTTCTTTGGGTTTCTAATTCAGCAGTTTGGACAAATATAAACCTTGCTGTTGCTGCTACAGCCAATGCTTTAAGTAATGGGCCTAATGTAGCAGTTAAAGTTCTTACACCTCCAGCAGCAGATTTAGCAGCCCTCCCTTTATTTTTTAATGAGTTATTTGATCTATCTAATCTACCTTTTAATTTATCTGTGCTATCGCTCAAAGATTTGGTGGCATTGTTTGTTCTCTGCAACGCTTGTATAGCATTTTGAGCATCAACTATTAATCTGACTGTTGATTGTGCCACAAAAACAAATAACCTTTATTATATATCTTACCTTGTTTTGTTCTTTTGACGATTTAATTCTTGCTTTTCCCTGTCATTTTTTACTTCATAATATGCAGCCCAATAAACAAGCTCTTCCTCTGTTATAAGTTTTCTTAATTCTTCTAATGTTTTACCTAGTTCTGTTGCGAGAAAAAACTCGAAATTTAGCCAGTTATCTCGCCTGATTCGTTTTTTGCTGTATCTAAATCAACTTTTATATCCATCATGAATAGTTCAAGTTCATTTAAGACAGTCTCAGGAAGAAATCTTTTTAAATTTTCAGCATCAGCAGAATGAAATGCTTTTGAGCCATCTTCATTTTGTGCTAACTGACAAAGTAATCTTGTTGATATTGCCAAAGCCTCATCAGTTCCAGCAGCAGCTTGGGCTTGTATTCTGTCATACCTAGTAAGTGGAGGGAAATATATTTCTTTTAATAATGACCCATCTGGTCTATTTAAGATATACTTTCTTCTTGAAGTCATCACCTCACTGAAAGCCTCAGTGATAAGATCAACGGTTCTTTTTGTTGCCATGTTTAGTTGGGGTTAGTTATTTGAAATTTACTATATATCTGAAGTAATTGCACCTGAAGTTTGGAAGGTGATATTTATTTCTTGAATTTCACCAAGTGTTGCTCCATATTCTGCACCTGTAATAATTCCAGAAAACCCAAACTTCTTTGCACTTGCTGAACTATCTGGAAACAATTCAAACAATGCGTCAGCAGCATCACCTGTTGTTAAAACATCCTCAACAAATGCTAAATAATCACTGTTACCAGCATTGTCATAAATTAAGGTTGCTGAACCTTCACCAGAGATAAGACCACCAACAAAAGTTTTTGAGGTATCACCTTGAACTGTAGTCTCTTGAGTATCTTTGGTAATTGATAAAGACCAGTTTCTAAGACCTGATATATCAGCTTCTGTTCCAGCAGCGTTATGGAACATTATTTTACCGACATCACC